GTCTAATAAAGGCATTTAATTATCCTGGTAAGTTATCTGAATACTTAGGAGGAGTAATCCCATTTAAATCTAATGTAGATGGAGATACCTTAACAGTACCAAACATATTAGGATTCCCATTAATAGAATACTCATTGTGTAGTTTAGACTGATCACTAGCTCCAGCCATTGTTGGTGGCGTTGCTCCATTAAATTGAGTTAATGGAGAACCATTGTTTGCTAATTTGTTTTTAAGTGACATAATTTATGTTTTTATTATAAATATTAAAGTTTACTAAATGATTTTGAGCTTGCTTGGGCAAATGCCTCATTATCAATATATAGTTTAGTTTCTACAACAGCAGCTGATTGAGGTGATGAATTTACTGTTGAAGCTTGGATTGTATCCCTATTATTTAAGGCGTATGTTCCTTCTTTACCTACTAAAATCCTATCTCCATACCCTGAACCTGCTGTTGGCATAGACATTAAATCATCTGCTTTTTGAGAATTTACGTATCCAACACCACCGGCAATAGCTGCTAATGCTAATGCAGGTCCTACAACTGGGAGGCCTCCTACTGCTTGGTACGCACCCTTTATTACAGACATAATAGCTACTGCTTTTGTTTTTAACCACAAAGCATTCATAATACCTAATATAGGTAATAAAATTGGAGCTATACTTTTAAACCCTTCAACTATATAACCTACTACTGAGGATATTGGTTTTAATACAGATAAAATAGCATCTAATATAGGAAGAATTATTGGGGCTAAAGAAGCAAAAACCTCACCTAATTTATCAGTTAAAGCTACAAGTTGATCTTGTACTGAGGCCTGATTTTGTAGGGTTTCAAAACCTTCTTCTGCTATTTCTTGTTGGGCTTGAGCTAAACCTACTTCAGCAATTCTAGCATTTAAAATTTGTTCCCTTCTTTTTGCTTCTTCTCCACTAACTCCGGCTAATTGCTCTTGAACATATAAAGTTTGAGCTAATTCTTCTCTATTCATACCAACAGCTTTAGCTAAAGCTTCTTGTTGGATACGATTCATTTTTCCAAACTCAGCAGCTGTTCCTGCTTGTTTTGCTATTTCTTCCGCTACTGTAGCTAAATCATTATTTAATGCTGCTTGTCTGGCTTTATCAAGATTAAGTTCTTTACCAATTAATAATTCAGCTGAGAGTTCATCTTCGATAGAGGATTCAAATTGAAGAATAGAGCCTGATATAGCTTCTACTTTAGATAGTTCTAAGCCTAAAGATTTAGCTGTTGCTACAGCATCAGCAATAGCTTCTCCACTTTTACCTAATGATAAAGTGGTAGCAGCTGAAACTTTAGATATGTCTTTTAAAACTTCTCTTTCATTTAAAACTACTCCTAATCTAGTTGATGAAATTTTAGCTTGTGATAACACTTCACCTGTAATAGTTTCCATTTCTTTACCCGTAGTAGCAGAAAGTTTAAATATGCCTGCTAATTCTTCATTAGTAAATCCAGCAGCTTCTCGTAATTTAGTCATTGTAGTTAACTGTTCATCAGTTAACATAACTGAAGTACCTAACTCTTTATTAATAGCCATTTGGCTTTTTGCTAGCCCTTGTGTGGTAACAAATATAGAATTACTAGTATTAGCTATACTATTAAGTTGGTTTCCCATTTGTACCGATTCTTGGTACGTAACATTCATACTTTTAGCTAAATCACCTGCTACTTTATCAGCTTTAAGCATAGCAGCTAAAAATTGTAAAAGTATAAAGTTTTTAAGAAATTTTTGAAGTGCTGTAAAGGCTGCTGTTAAAGGAGAAACAGAAGTAGCTACCCCATCTTTAAATTTATTAGATAATATAGCTAATGAAGCAGTACCTGTAGTGCCTTTTAAACTTTCTTGAACTTCTTTAGGAAGACCTTTAATAAAGTCTTTACTCATTCCTTTAGTACCTTCAGCATCTCCTGCTCTATAGGCTTTAATTTTATCATTTAAAGAAGCTGCTTGGTCTACTCCTAAACCTTTAATTTTTTCTCCTTTTTTTCCTCCAATACCTCCAGCTCCTAGATTTTCTTGAAGAACTAAAGCCTCTCGATATGATTCAGCTGCTTGGTCAAATCCAGGGAGGAGGTTTCGTAATCCTGGGATTACATTAATTATTTTCTTTAAAGTATCAAATATAGATAGAAACCCATCATTAGCGATAGCTTTACTAGTTGATTCTACAGCATTTAATTCTCCAACTAATTTTTTAGCAGCATTAACTTGTAATAAAATACTATCTTGAATAGCTTTATTTATTTTAACATCTTCCGAGTATGTTTGTTGAGCGGCTTTTTGTAAAAAGTCAATATTTTTTTGGACTTTTAATCTATCTTTTTGGACTTTTTCAATTAGTTTTTGAGAACCTAATTCACTAGCTGTAACAGACTGGATAGAACGGGCTATACCTAAAGTTTGGTTATTAACCTTATTAAGTTCTCTTTGTTGAGCAAGGTTTTTTAGTCTACCGTCATTTTGTTTATTAGCTATATTTAATTGATCACGAAGAATATCATTTTCATTAGATATTTCATCAACAACTTGACCCTCAAACACTACTCTTTGTTGCGCAAGACGATTTAATGCTTCAAGTGTACTAACTTGAGCATCATATATTTCGTTTTGTCTTCTAATTTCGTTTTCGTTATCGGCCATGCGTGATTATTTGTTATAAATATTGAGGGCGTCAATTCTTTGACGCCCCCGTATTATAAGAAGTTTTAGGTTTTACACCTTTAAGGAATTCTGGGGATTTTACTTTACCATCAGTACCTACTAGAGTTTGAGAACCACCATTTTTAGCTTCTTCCATTTGTTTCTTTTCTTCTTCATAAAAATCTTTTATTTGTTTAAAAGTAAATTTACGAAGCCAAATAGGCATATTATAGATAGTTTCCCAATCATACCCACCTTTACCATGAAATATGATTTGGTGGATTTGGGTAAATAGATTTAACCTAAATTCAGGAGCTATATCAAGCGTCAGGCCAAAAAAAGTTAAGCCCAATAGGGATCGTGACCTCCTCACCACTATCTAAAACATATGTCATATCTACATCAGGTTGAGTTTCTCTCATATGCTCTCTTAAAGCACGAGAATCTTTAGCTAATAAGTAGTTATCAACAAATTCACGGATAGTTTTAGTATCTTCATCACCGCCAACTGATGTAATCATGTATTTCATACGAGTAGATAATTCAGCTGAACTCATTTTGTCTAGTCGTTTAAGACCGGCTAGTTCACGATCAATCTTTTTCTCATCATGACCTGTTAACATTTTATATGTAATAGGTGTGTTTGTAGAAGGAAGTGTAAAATGGAACTCATTTACACCTTGGGTGATTGAATCCTCGTCAAAAGGACGTGGATCTAACGTGGAAAGATCAACAGTATATTCCATACCATTATACTCGAAAGGGTAATCTTTACCATAGCCTAAAATGCGGGCTGCCATAAAAAGGGCATTTTTATCTCCTACAATTAGGTCATCGTAATTAATGTTTTTGTCTACAATAAGAGATTGTAATAATTTATCTAACACAATTCCTTTTTGGATATAAGCTTGGTTAGAAAGGATATCTTCTTCTTTAGCAGTCATGTATTTCATTTCTACTTCTCCCGATGAAAGAGGATTATCCTTTGGGTAGATTAACCCTTTTGAAGGTAGTTCTACTACTTCAGTTGGGAACTTAAATTCACTCATAATTTTTATTTGTTATAACGTTTATCGTGTATACATATGAATATAAAAAAGAGCCTGACCGAAGCCAAGCTCTATTTATAGAAATGTTGAATTTCTTTTAGAAGTTCAAGATACAGTAATCTGGTTGTACTGTCATCGTTAGGTTAACAGCAGTATTTTCTGTATCCCAACCGTACTCACCGAAATTAGATTCGGTAATCATAGCACCTTTGATAATCCATTCAGAAACTACATCACCTACAGGGCCCAATACGTTAAACGTTAAATCTTTCTTGTAGAAATCTGAGTAACCATCTCTACCAGTTACAGATTCATGGTGTAGTCTTACCCACTCCATTACTGCTTGAGCACCAGAAGGAGTAATTGGGTCAAATAATGTAAACTGAATTGTATTCCAGGTTGTTTTACCCTTAACGAAACGTTGTACGTTAATATGGTTAAGAGCTACTGAACCTTGAGTTAAACTTACAGCACCTACACCTTTTACGATGTATGCTGGGAATCCATCCATGTACATGATGAACCTGTTCGCTTGTTTTGGTTCAAACGCTGTGAAAAATATTTCGTTAGGATCTAATACTGCCATTTTTATTTATTTTATTCTAATTATAAATATTTACTTTTTTAACTTTTATGATGGGAAAGTTGCTCCCGTTGGTAATACATTAAAGTCTAAGTAAATAAATTCAGCCGTTCTGGTTGGTTGTAAGTAAATAGCACCTACTAATTGATTTCTATCAATTACATCTGGGGTATTGTTACTATCATCCATTACTACTTTAAACGCATATAGACCTTGTCTTTGTTGTACACTTTCTAAGTATGGGTTTACTGCTGCTAAGAAATTATTTCTTGTAGCTGCTGTATTTTGTTCAAACACTAATGTTTGAGCAACTTGTCCAATGTAAGATTTAAGAGCAATTAACAATCTTCTAACATTTACTCTATCTAAAGCACTTGCTTGACGTTGTAATGTTTTTTGACCATATACTACAACACCTGTTCCAGGGAAAGTAGCTATTGGGTTAATATTTTCTTCGTATAAAGCATCTCTACTAGCAGCTGGTAATTGTCTTTCAGCGCGGACTACGTTAGTTAATCCTCCTCTGTTGATACCCGCTGGGGCAAACCATGGCTCGCTTACACTGTCGTTATATGCGTAAACTCCCCCGATCATTGTTGAGGCTGGAACCCATACTCTATCACCTAAATCAGGATCAATTATTTGTAACCAAGGCCAGTACATAGTAGCGTATGAAGTATTTCTTGAAGCAGCTTCAGTAGTAGTTGCTGTAATATTACTAGCATAAGGTACCGGATCAATTACTAAAATATTATCTCCTCTTTGTTGAGTATTATTAATTGCTGTAGTAATTTGAGAAGTATGAGTATCGTTAGTTAATCCTGGGAGGAAGTAAGAGTTAAATTGGTAATTATCTTGGTTAGATAATAAGTTTAACATATTTGTATAATCACTTCCTACTAGACCTTGTGAATCATTGGCATCAATATATTGATACATATTCATTGTTCTAGTTGAAGGAACTACGTTACCTACACCACCAGCAAATGAACCATTATACGAACCTGATCCTACTATTGGGATAGATCCTGTATATTGATCTTTAGCATTTCCTGCATTATCTAAATAATTTGGAGTTAATTTATTTACTGATTTTACTCTTATATATCTAGAAGCATTAGGATAAGAACCTGATACTTGTAAATAATTACCATTTGATTGGTAATTGTATTTTTCGTCACCAATTACTTTAGTGATAAAGTTATCTTGGGTTGGGTCTAATGATAAATTATTCCAAGATTCTAATACTACTTTATTATTTTGAGTATCATTACCTCTTCTAACTAATAATGAGAAAGTACCTGATGAGGTGTTTGCTGTTGAAATTTCCCATCTAATGTTATCGGATGAACCAGATTCCATTGCTGCTTGAGAAAGTACTGAACCTGTATTATTCCAGATAACACCTTTATCAATAGCTTCTAATTCAAATGAAATTAAATTTACAATATCATCAGCTGTTAAAGTAATTGTTAAATCAGCTGTTGGGTTACCTATTAATGCTTTTGCTACTACTACAGTATCTCCTATTACATATCCTGCCCCAGCTACGTTAACTTCTACTTCTACTGGTTCTATAAGTAAATCACCAGCAACTAATGTAAAGTCTACTATGCCTGAATTTTGTATCATGGAAGCTGAAACTGTTACTATTAGATTTCCCTGTGCACCTGTGAATCCAGCTGCAATTAAATCTATCTTATCAATTTGAATTTCATCACCTACAGCGTATCCAGTACCAATTGAAGCTACTACTACGGTTGAAATGGCACTTACACCATCACCTGTTATAGTAAATGTTGCTCCTGTACCTGTACCTGTAGATGTAGTTTGAGCTACTACGGTTGGGGTATTATAAGTGCCTATTGTTGGTAATGATGAATCTGATGTAACATCATCTGCGTTTATTAACTGTCCTGTTCCTAAAGCACCTGCTGGGATTGATAAAGTATCAGTTGCTTCATATCCTAAACCTGGGGTTGTTACTGTAATACTTGTAACTGTAGGGGCAGTATTTCCTGTTACTACTACTGTAGCTAGAGCACCGGTTCCGTTACCACTAGTATTAAAAGAAACTCCTGTATAAGTACCAGCTCCTGCAATGGTTGTATTAGTATCAATTGATGGAAGTAGAGCATCAGCATCCGTAAGTAATTTACCATTTGCACTTGAAGTTTCAACGTCTAATGTTATACCTGTTCCATTTCCACTAGTAGTAGTTGCTACACTATTAGCTACAAATGCTGTACCACCTACACCACCTGAAGTAATAGAGTTAAGTAGATTTGTGTTTGTAACAACGTTTCCTGTTTCCTCACCGTCAACACTAGCTGATGCGTAATTCCAAGTTGATGGATTATTTACTACTCTAGTTACTAATAAAGTGTTACCACCATTGTTAAAATAGTTGTAAGCTGCGATTGAAGTAAAGAAAGTATAATCTAAACTACCACTTTCAAAAGTTGTTCCGAATCTGTTTTGGTAATCACTATAAGATGTAACAACTGTAGGTTGTTCTACTGGTCCTTTAACTGTAGGACCAACAATAGCAGCTCCTACTTGAACAGGTTGCTGCGTAATAAATGACTGGTCATTCTCTCTTGCTAATACACCGGGTGATATTAATGTTTCTGCCATTGTAATGAGATTATTATTTTGTTATAAATATTCAAGAGAGAATCAAAAATTAATCTATTTTTGTAAATTCTCCTGTTTCTATGTTGATGTTTCCATCTCCATACTTTTGTTGAAGATCTTCACCAAATTTTTGACTTTTGGTTTGTAATTTAATAATTTCTTGTCTTAAATTATCTTTTTGCAATTGTAAAGTTTGGATTTGGTATTCAATACTACCTAACTGGTCTACTAGATTTAATTCTGTTTGTTGGATTTCTTTAATAGTATCTAGTTCTTGTTTTTCTAATAACACTTTTTCCATGTTTATAAATATTATATTATTTTTTATTATTTAATAGTTTTTTAACCTCTGTAAATACTTTTCCTGGGGTGATTGATTTTTGACATATAAACTGTTTATCGGTTCCTTTCCAAATAGGACACCATTCCCAATCACTAGCATCAAATGTAAAATTGGGATTAGTCCAACAAGGAGAACATGAATTTTCTACAGCAAGTCTAGTTACTTTAGAAGTAAATTCATGACCTT